AATCATCTAAATTTTCATATGGTCTATTCTCAATTATTGCTTTTGCTATAGAATCTCCTATGCCACAAATTCCTTTTAATCCAAATATAATTTGATTATTTTCTACATCTGGTTTAAATCCAAAAGTAGCAGTATTTATATTGGGAAGTGCTACTTTAATGCCTTTATATTGAATATCACCAATTGCTTTCGCTATTTTCAGTTATGTTATCGTAAGGCTTTTTATCCTTACTTCTAATCTATTATAGATTAGCTCGGCATACGTTTTTACCATATCTTTATTTTAGACTTAGGTAATGCGGACTCTTGGGAATATTATATTCTACTTTTATTATAAGTAGTTTCAATTCCTATGCTCTGCCCCTGACTAAATTTTTAAATCTAGCCTTCGGTTCAAGTTATCCTGTACATTTTTTAAAATGAAGGGAGGACTTTCTTGCTTAATTCCGCATTTATAATTTAAAATGTTTCCATTTTAAACGGCAGTCATCTCTAGATATTTTTTATATTTTCTATCTAAGTATATGTGTGAGTTATCATAAAATAATTTTAAATATTGTTTAACTAATGTTTTGTGACCACTTCGCCAAGAAAATGCTTTGCCTCTAGGATCTAATTTATATTGTCTCAAATTAAAATATTGACATGCCATATGTATAAATTCTTCTGTGCTAGTAAAACCAAAACAATATGTTTTTTCAGTATTAACCAAAAAACCATCTCCATCAATATACCCTCGCATAAAATGTCTTTTTAAATCTGGTGGGACTATATCATCATTAGGAAATGTCAAGGTTAAACTTTTTGCTGTAGTACAACCTAAGTTAATTAAATCATTAAATAGTATTTTACTAGCAAAACTTAATCTAGCACTTTTATATATTTTATTTTTATATTTTTTATTATTTTTTAATTTTAATTCTCTTAAAGTTATTTTTAAATTTATATTTAAAAATTTTTTTAGTTTTTCTAAGTGTGATAAATCATTTTCTTGTAAAGCTATTTCAATTTGATAATTTTTAGGATTTACATACCCATCCGCATATAAAAATCCTAGCCAATACGCTTTTTCTTCTGTATCAATTATTTTAAACATATTTTTATTTATTGTTTGTAAAGAAATATTGTTTTCTTTTAATCTTTTAAATATAACGTCTCTGCTTACTTTCAATATTTCAGCTATTTTTTCACTAGAAAAACCTTTATTTTTTAATTCTATTACTTTATTTATATCAATAATTTTTTTTGGTTTTACGATACTTATTTCATCCTCCTTTATAATTATTTTATAATTTTATTCTCACACATTATATAATAAATTTCTAGAGATTAATTATCTACCATAATTAGTAGTCTTGTCATGGTCTTCATCGTCTGCTCCTGCATTTACTGTAAGACATGCAGTATTCCAATAAATAGGTGAATAATTCTGATATAAATATAATTCTTGTAATGCTATAAATGTGTATGCTATGCAATGCAAAATTGAGAATGCGTAACCTTTTTGTCTGGTTACTTGTACTTCCCATATATAATTTAAAGTATTAATATTTATATTATACTCTTTACCTTTTTCATAAAACATCACTCTTGTTTCTTCAAATACAGTCTCACTTTTTTTACCAATTGCTTTCCTTAATTTGTGACTGTCATTTACTGTAAAATTTGTTAATTCTGGTATTCTCACTAATGCCATAATTGCTTCTTGAGTATCTGCAACAAATTTAAAATCTCCCAATACTTTTTCAAGTATTTTCTGATCTTTTTTAGGTACTTTATATTCGTCCATTTCCTTGTATGCTTCATTAATATCATTTTTAAATCTTGCATAAGTTTCAGTAGGTGATTCTATCGCTCCAGGTTGTTGTTGCAATCTCATTAATGAATTAGTTTGTGCTAATTCAATCATAGATTTAGGTTTAACCTTTGATAATGCATCAACAGATATATCAGTATCAAATTGAAATAAATCTATAATCTCATTATTACCTACTAACTCCCAAGTTTTTTCTGTATCATATTGCATATTCATAGGGTTTATATAATTATTATATGTATCTTTTAATGTTTCTCCTTGTTCTATTAAATTATCTTTAATTAAAAAATCTAATGTTTTCCTAATTTTAGTTAATGCTTTAGTTGTAAGAAGATCGTATTTAACTAAATAATACTCTTCTGAATCATGTAAATCCCATTGACTAGTTCTAACTAATTTAGCACTTCTCATAATAGCATTATATTTATGGAAATCATCATTTACAATAAATACTCCAGCAGCATGAATACTTCTATTAATTATTAAATCTTCTACTAGTAATGCGGTTTCCAATAACTTTTCATATTTATCTACTTCATTTTTAAACTCTTTAACAGGTGGTCTATTCTTATCTTCGTTACCATAATAAGTATCATTTAATGACCATACAAAACCTCTTTCAATTGGAATCATTGAAGACATTAACTGTGCTGTGTCAGTGTCTATTTTTAATCCTCTACATGCAGTTTGTATTGCTGCCTTTGCTGAAAGTGTAGTATAAGTACAGCAATTTACTACATCTCCACCTATACTATTAAAATAATTCTTAACAGCATTAAATATTTGTTCTCTTTTATCACTTTGGGAATCTACATCTACATCTGCAAGCTCACTCCTGAATTCAGTAATAAAACGATAAAATGGCATATCTACAGGCATTTTTAAAGGATTAATTTGTGATATTTCAAGAAGGTAACTAATGATACTAGAAACTACGCTCCCTCTCCCGACACCAACAATACTATCTCCTTCATTCCATATAATATCTATTATTTTAGCAACAGTAATAAAATAACCATGCAATCTATCTTCTATTTTCTCTGATACTTTCCAAAATTGCTCTATCTCTTCTTCTAACCTATTAAATGTTTCTTCGTAATCTTCTTTAGGAATTAATTTTTCTATCCCTTTTTGAATTAAATACATTAAATATCTATCATCTTCAAATTTTGAATAAATAGTTTTTTGAATATACTCCATATCAGGGAATATTTTTTTATTAAATTTCTTTTCCCAATTTTCATCAAATTTAATTTTAGGAATGATTTGCTTTTTATTGAAAGTAAATCTTTCCCCTCTATCCCCTATCTTATTAGTATTCTCAATAGCAATAGCAATTTGTTTGTCTGTCCAGAAAGGTTTAAAGTATTCGTATACTTCTTCTTCTTTCATTAAATATGCAGTCGCATAAAATTTATCTACTTCTCTTTCTTTAGCATTATCATCACTATTTAAAAAAGAAGCATGAAGAGATAGCAACTCCTTAGATAGATAATGAGAATCAGTAGTGATAATATATGGAACATTATATTTTTCTGATAATTTTAAGATATAATTATTTACTGCCCATTGCTCTATATTATCTGAATATGCAGGTTGACACTCTAAATAGAAATTACCTTCTCCAAATGTATTAATTCCCCAATTAATATAATTTTCTATTTGTCTATCTCTTTTTATATTCCCATTTAATTCTCTATCTAAAATCCAACGATTTAATGAATTGCCCAAACATGCTGTCGAACCTACAACATGCCCCTTATTATTTCCTATAATTCTTTCTACATCTTCCATTAGTGTTACTGTTCTAATCAATCCTTTTTGTGTGTATGCATTTTCCCATGCAATTGTAGATAATTCTCTTATTTGATCATTGCCAATCATATCCAAACCAATTAAAAGAAAGTGAGGGTAATACATTGTTTCACTATTATATTCTTCTTTTAATTGTTCAGATTGAATTTGACTAACTAAGTATATTTCATTGCCTAGCAATACAGGAAAATCTAATTCTTTTTCTAATTTTTTTGCTTTAACAAATGAACCACAAATTTCATGGTCTGTGATGCAAACACCTTTTAAATTATATTCTTTAGCAGTTTTAATTAAATCTTTTAGTTTTATACTAGAGTCTGCAAATCCTCTACTACCATTCGAGTATGATGTGTGATTATGTAATGAATAAATATAAAAACCTCCTTTCTTTATTATTATATTTATATTCTTTAAAATATATCGTCAATATCTATATCAATTTTACTTTTTCTTTCTTCTACATGATAATATTTAATCTTAACTTGTGGATGTTTAACTCCACTCCATTCATTAAAAACAAAATTGCCTATTACAGTTAATCTTAGTAATTTTAAATTTTCTCCTAACATATTTCTATCTCTTAATGACATTTCTGCATATTCACCTTTACTACAATATTTCTTTATAAATTCAATATCTCTATATGTAAATTTTATAAATATATTATTATCTCCATATCCTACTATGTCTTTGCCTACTATATCTATATTAGTGATTGCAAATGTTGGTTCATTAACTTTGTTTCCCCATATTTGATATGCATTAGCTACTTCTAAGATATTTTTAGGTGAAAGTTTATCAGCAGATATTTCATAATCAACATCATGTGTGGTAATAATTTCTTCATTTTTAAGCAATTCGTTACATTTGTCTCTTACAATTTGAACTCTATCTTGTTTTAATTCGACCCCAGCAGCGTTGCTATGTCCGGCCACCTTTTCAAATAATTTTGTATCTTCTAGAAATTGTCTAAAATCCTTAATACTTCCCTTTTCATATCCTCTAATAGAACCACCAAAGATTTCACTATTCTTCTTTTGTCTTTTTAATATTACAATAGGACGATTATATTTATAAACTAATTTATTAGCAACTAATCCACTAACAGATTTCTTTTCTAATATATCCGTTCCATCTAATATAATAATTTTATCATTCTCTAGTTTTTGTTCAATAATTTGTTTATCAATTTCCTCCATGAATGTTCTGACTTGTTTATCTTGTCTTGCTTTAACATTTCCTGCTACTCTTGCCATAGTTTTCTGCAAAGAATGGATTTCAATTAATGGTTTAGGATCATTCTTACTTTTTCTTCTTGGTTGATATTCTCTATCTTCTACTTCACCTATTAACGCTCTAAATAAATCTCTTTGCTCATCATCTTTTCCATACCGACATACACTATTTATCTTTGGGATTATTACCCATCCACAAGAAGTAATATTGAAACCTAACTTCATTTCTTCTTCGTATTTTCTTGCTATTTCTTTAATAAGTAAATTATATCTATTTTGTTCTTTTAATCCTTCTAATGTATAATATCTAGTTTCCAGATCTCTCATATCACACATATCACCTATCATACCCAAGGCAACTAAATCTAAATATTTATTTGCTATCTCCGTACTTATTTTGTATGTATTGCAATATAATAGGCAGAATTTATGAACAATTCCGACACCAGAAAGATTAGAATTGGGATATTGACCATCCATACAATTTATTAAAGTTACATTTTCACAATTATAAATATCTTTACAAATCTCATGATGATCTAAAATTAGGATATGTACATTCATATTATTTTTAATTTCTTCATATTCTTTAATACTTTCTTCACTTGATCCAGCGTCAGGCACTATAATTAAACTTAAATTTTCAATATTTTTAACATCATCATATATTAATCCATGTTCTTTTTTAAAATTTAACCCATATATTATTTCAGTTTCTGGTGCGATATCTTTTATAAATTGGTATATATAACTTGCTGAAGTGTACCCATCACAATCCGAATCAACTTTAATAAATATTTTCTTATTTAAATTATTATGGAATAATTTTATTCCTTCTTTTATATTTTTAAGTAAAAATGGATCATGTGTATGCTCTATATTTACATTAAGGAAACTATCTATATCTTCAATACCTGATGTTTTCAATATTTTTTCTAATAAATTATATTCTTTATTAAAATTACATAAATGTTTAACATTATATAATAATTTTTTCATGTATTTTTTATATGTCCTCCTAATACTATTATTTTTATTTAATAATTATTTTAATTTTATTTATATGTCCATTTATATCCTCCTGCAGTTTTTTTGCTTCCCTTGCAACATCCAGTAATATGAGAATTATTTATACCTAATTGTCTTCCAGCCTCTGTTGCACTTTCAAATTCTGATATATATTCATTATTCAATGATAATTGAATAATCTTTTTAATATTCCATGAAATTCTTTTATATGGCATAATATTATCATTGCATTTTTCCCAATCTTCTTTATACATCCATCTAAATCCATATGAAGTTCGTTGTTTTCCATTACAACAAAGAGATATACTTGAATTGTTTATTTTAATTAATTTTTTAATATCTGCAATACTTTCAAATTCAGCAATATATTTCCCATTTAAGTCTAATTGAATTACTGATCTTTTCTTCTTTTTCTCATTCGTTTGCTTCATATTTTTCTTTAATTCTTCTTTTGCATTATAACCACACCATTTTAATTCTGCACCTTGTTTCAAATACCTTGTGGCCGTTTTTCTATTTATATTTGTAATTTTACTAATTTCTAAAGTATTTCTAACACCAATATTCCATAAATCACATACTTCTTTAACTAAACTTTTACATGCATATTCATGACATTTCAACCAGTCTATTTTTGTTAAATCAAATAATTTATTTAATTGACTATTTAATATATTATTTTTTATGTATTCTAATTCACTCTTATCACAATCTATTCTAATTATTCCAATACCATGTTCTTTTGCTTTTATATCTTTATAATTATCTATTTCTTTAGATTTTTCTTTTGTTTGTTTAGACATTTTATTGTCTTTTTTGTGCCAACTACCATCCATTTCTAGTATATATTTTCCTATATTTAATTCAAAATAAAAATCATATCTTTTAGGTTTTATCCAATCTGGTGAATACTGATAATCATAATTATTTATTTCATATATATTTTTTAACTGATTAAATAAAGATAATCCGAATTTTTCTGGATATGACAACCCATCTGCACAATTAGAACATGATACTATACCTTGATAAACATCTGGCCATTTTCTTTTAAATGTATTATTACATTCTAAACATTCCCATACAAGTTTTATATCTGTACCTTTATATTCGCCATTTAATCTAATTGATAAATTATTTATTTTGCAATAATTATTTATATTTTGTTTAGTATATGGATTGGATTTATGAAATTTACTAACAGAATGATATTTTTTTATATTATGAATATAAATTTTACTATACTGATATCCTTCGTCATCTATTAAATCTAAATACGTTTTACCATTAATTATTTTTATATTTTCTATTGTCCATTTCATTCCTAAATTTTCATTAATAATTCTTCTAATTTCTTCATTTGATAATCTATTTTCTTTTGTTATTAACCCCAAATTATTCCTCCTTTAATTTATATCATTTGTAGTTATTTCGATTTTATTTTTCATTAAATATTCTAAAACTTCTTTTCCTTGATCGAATGGTGAATCTTTTTTATTTAATAATTTATTATCAGCATCCCATAATACATAAGTAGTAAAAAAGGGAGTAAATTTTTGTGCTAATGAATTAATTCGATTCACATATCTAGTAAATTTTAAATACTCTGGATCGTTTTCATCGTACTCATTGAATTCTAAAAAATTAAAATCTTTATCAAAACCTAAAATAATTTCCTTAATTCCTAACTTCAATAGCACATCTCTATGCCAGTTCGATATATTAAATCCACATGTAGCAATAACAAAAGCATTTTCACCATAAAATTCTTGTGCTAACATACAACTTTTTTCAGATTCCACAATTACAACTTTTTTAAATTTCTTTATCGCATCTAAATGTTCCCATAACCCATAAAAATTCATATTCAAAGAATGAGAATATATTTCTCCTTCTAATATTAATGGCATATATTTATTATCTTTATCTTCTTCTAATAAACTTCTCCTTCTAATGCCTACTATTTCACCATTAATATTTTTATGAGGTATTATTATTGATTTACCTGATTCGTACCATCTTATTCCGAATTTTTGCATTGTAGAAATAGATATACCTTCATCTATCCATCCTTGATAAAATATATCATCTTCAAAATAATTTATAATATTTTGATTGTTTATTTTAGGTAAATGAATTAATTCTTTATGTTTTTTTCTTCTAATAGATAGATATTTATTAATTGTACTAAATTCACTTCTTATTTCTTTATTATAAATTTGGTTATTAAATCCTTGTCTATTGTTTATACCCAATTCTTTAGCAATGATTTTTAATACATCTGTAAAACTACCATGAATTATTTTCATTAAAAAAGAAAATATATTCATAAAACCACAATTAGTAAAACAATAAAAAGTTTTTGAATCTCTAAAATAACAAAGTTTATTACTCTCTCCACCATGACAAACAGTTTTAAACCATATTTCATTATTTTTTGTTGTATGTGGTGCAATATTAAAATCTGCTAATATATTTAATACATTCTCTTCTGTGATATTTTCAAGAAGGTAATCTTTATCAATCAATTGATCACCTTCCTTTTAAAAAATAGTGTTTATATTAGCAATTTGTGTTTCCTTTTTATCTACTATTTTAACAGTAGGAGTATTTGAAATTATTTCATCATCTTCAATATTTATGTATGTTTTATTCAATCCTTTAACCTTTTCACTATCTATTTTATATTCATAATCTGTTACAAATAAATCATAAGTTCTCATAGTATCATAATCAATATACAACCATATTTTTACCTTATTCCATTTCCCACCCCTATTTTTATATATGGAATATACTAAATTAGGAGTAGGACAATTTAATAAATTTCTTAAAATAGGTTCGATTTTCTTTAATTCTTTTTCTGTTGGTGGCATTGCAATTATTGCACCATCTGATTTCGTTTGCACCCTGCTTTTCAGCATACTTTAACACTTATTTAAAAGTGGGACTAGACTATATCTTCATCCTATTAAATATAGGAGGGTGGCACTTCCAAAGTAGAAATTTCATCTACAATGTACTTCCTTACGGAATAGTCGTTGCACCTTCAAGAATATCTCTATTCTAGTTTGGCACAGGATTATCATATCATTTCTGACTTAGACTTCCCCTGTTAGCATGTCTGTTAACTATCATTTCCTATAGCACACTAAACGTCAGACATACACCCTAGATTTCTAGGTTCACCACCTAATTATTTACAAAATTACTTTCGTAAACGACTAGAAAATATACTTCTTTCTTTTATAATTTCTTCACTATATATACTTTTTAATTTTAAATACCGATTATATTTTCTATCTAAATATATTTTACTATTTTCATATAAACAAGATAATATTTCCAACACATGAAGATTACCACCAAAATTTAAATATGGATGACCATTTCTTTTGTCAAAACCAATCTCATTATCAATTAGCAATTCTTCTTTCAATCCTTTTAAAAACAATTCTGTTCCAAGTATCCCTATACTCCATTGATTTTTACTTGAAATTATTATACTTCCATCTCCATCTAAATATCCTCTAATAAAATGATTAATTAAATATTTAGGAACTTGTTCTTCATTGGGATATTTTAATATTTGAGATTTTCTAGGGATACATCCTAACTTAGTTAAGTCTCTTATCATTTCAATACTATTAATAGATACTCTACTATAATTAGTTATTGTTCCAAAAGAATTTTGAATTCCATCTTCAATTGTGTTGTTACCTTCTATTGATTGTAAAAATTTCTCAAGATGATTCCTATCTCTTGAATTTAAATTTATTCTAATTTCTCTATCACTAACATTCCCATCTGCGTATAAGAACCCTAACCAATATGCTTTTTCTTCATTGTCTATTATTTTAAAAAATAGTTTATTATATTCATATTTTCTATATAATCGATCTGTTTCTATTGCTTTGCTTTCTCTTAAATATCTTAAAATTATACCTTCTGAATAATTTGGTTTTAATATTTTATGTATTATTCTATAGCCAAAACCTTGTGAATATAAAATTAATATTCTATCTTTCTCTTCATCTGGAATAATTATTTTTTTCAATAATTCTCCTTTCTTATTTTTTATTTTATAAAAGTGAAGAAGTATATTTCTTTAATCAATAAGTGCTTTTGAACCACGAACAATTGTTTCATCTCTATTTTTTTCATCTTTAGATTTATCATTTACCTGTGTTCCAGCATCAATAGATACATCAAACTTTCGTGTATAATTTTTAAGTTTACTAGATAAATTAGCTAATATTTGATCTTCTCTAACTACCATCTTTACTTTTGATTCAGAACCAAATTCAGCAGTTAATTCAACAGTTGTATGTATATAATCAAACCAAACATATGAGATATTATGTTGTATTTTATGTTCTTCTATTACATCAGCAAGCATTTCAGAATCATAATTTGGAAGATACTCAAACCATATATTTGCTTCTTCTTCTAAAATCCTAATTGCTTCATTAACTCTTTCTTCTTCATCATCCTCATACATATTAAATTCAATATGTTCCTGTGGGACATCTGCTATATATGCCCATAAAATAGGATCAATTTCTTCAAGTAATTCCATTTCTGTTCCTATATACAATGCTCCATTATCTACCCCGTTTGGATTTTTTATCCATGCTTTTTTACTTTTGTCATAATAAGCAGGGGAACATGAATATCCTATATCTGCTATTGTTGTGCGAGTTTTGCCTGTACCTGTTCCGGCTGATTTAACAGTAAATCGTCTTTTTCTTAATCCATGAAAAACAGTAGTTAAATATGCACTTGAATACCCAATTCCCCATGCAGTATCTTTTTTCCATCTTTCCTTTTGTTCTAATCCTCCTACTCCTGCTTTTTTTGTATCCCTACCTTCTCCTATACTAAATGGTGCAATAACTTCTAAATGTTTTCTTTTAAAATGATTAATTATATCTTGTATTGTGCTATTATCTAATTTTTCTTGTTGACTTTCAATTGTTACAGGGTCAATTTCATTAGGATTAAAAAAGTCTGATACATCAATACCATGTTCCATATATCTTCTTAATAACGAAAACTTTTTTAATTGTTCATAATAATATTTAATATTTGCTACACTTGCTAATTCTTCTATATCAACGATAAACTCAATACCTTGATTTTTTTCAAATATTTTATATTGTGTTTCATAATGAGAAAGATATTCATCTATCGCTACTGCATCAATATTTTCAATTCCATTTTTATATAGATTGTTAATTGCTGCAAATATTAATTTATGAAAATCTTCAGGAAAATCAGACTTTGATATTTTATATTCTCTTAATAATTTTGGAGTTTGGATTAAACAACCTAACACTTCTCTAATTGCTTGTTTATTTACATAATTAGTTAATTTCTTTTTTGACATGAAAAACCTCCATGATGGAATTATATTTCATCAATATTAATTATTGCTATATTTTTATAATCTCTTTCTTTTTTTCTATCTGAATTTTTTATAGAAATAGTATTAACTTTATTAATAATATCTTGAATATTAATACCTTCTAAATTCTTTTTTATATCTCTTGTTTCTATAAAGAATTTTTTTGCTTCTTCATAAATATAGGGAATAATACCTAATCCTTTTTCTACTTCTGGTTTATTATTTGTTTTTATTTTATAAAAATAATCTAAAGTTAATTCCATCCCTTTATATGTATAATTATATTGCTCTTTAAAATTTTTTAATTGTGTAAACATAAAACCTGTTGGTACATCAATCTCATATAATTCACAAATATATCGAACTAAATTCTTATAACCATCAGATTCCTTTGTTTTGTTTTCATAGCAAATTTTACAATAATATCTCTTTTGATGATATATTGTTTCTTCTTTATAATTAAGAGATTCACAAATTGGGCATTTTACCTTTTTTTCTTTTTTCATAACATCATCCTAAGTATTATAGTATAAAATAGAGAGGAATTATTATATTTCCTCTCTATTGAATAAATAAATTTATTTTTGCAATTCTAATACTTTTTCTTTTAATTCTTCTAACAATTCTTCTAATACTTCTTGATGTTTTCCAGTACAATCACTAACTTTCATACCTTCACCTAATCTGTTTTCAACGGCAGTAGTATAAATAGCATAATCACCAGTAATTTCTTTAATTTGCTTTGCTGTTTCTTTTAATTCATCACAAATTTCTTCAAACGTCATCACTTTAGTAGTTATGACTGGTGCTTTTTCATCAACATAAAACTCACTACCATCTTCTTCTTCACTTTTTTTAATAGCTTCTACAAGTGCTTTTTCTACGCCTTTCATAGTAAAAGGAGTAACAGAATTTTGAATATTAATCCATCTTGATCTTGCTTTAAAATATTTGCCATCTTTTAAATAGATTGTAGATAATTCTTCTTCTCCACTTTCTTCATTGAAACCATTTGGTTGACAGTATCCGACAATATCAACTGCATCACAAATTGCAGCAATAACTCTTTTATTCCCTCTAGGTACATTTCTAGTGTATTTTTTACCTAATGCATCTTTCATTTGTTTTTCAGTATCGTGACCAATAATGATTACTGTATACCCTTCATCTGTTAGACTATCAATAAATTCATTCACATATTTAGTTACTGCTAAATATCCTGCACCATTTTCTGTTTCACTTAAATCAGTCACACCGAATGTACTGCATATGTATTTTTCTAACATGTCACCCATTTTATCAGCAGTATCAATTAAAATTGTATCATACAATGCTTTAACTTCTGGTCTTTTAAACTGCTTAGTAATTTTTTTAGTATCTGCCCATTTAGTAGGTTTAAAATATGGCAATCCTGCTATTGCATTCAAACCATTTTCAAAAGGGATAGCGAATGGCTTAGAAGACTTTACTGCATTAGCGGTTTTCCCTGTACCATTATCCCCATAAATAAATAAACTCTTACCTTTTAAAGATTTTTCCACTACTGTAACACTTGGCTGTGTAAAATCTAACTCCATATTTGCTATTGTCATATAATAATATTTCTCCTTTTAATTTTATATTTTTATTGTTTTCTATAGGATAAATAATAATATCCTATAGAAAACTAAATTATCCTCTTGGAATTTAATTTATAATTCAATGCTAAAACGGTATATCTCCATCTTCCTCAATAGGTTTTGGTTTTCCATTTCCTAATCCTTTTCTATTATCTGATTTTCCTCCACCACTACTTTTCCCATCTTTTCCACCTTGATACCCTTTTGATTTTAAATCATCTAGTTTTGCTTTTCTTTCTGATAATGCAATTCTAATAGCCTCTGTACTAATACCCATTTCATCATCTTCATCGAATGCAGGATCAGCACCAGTTACGATCATCTCTACATATGATTTACCTTGCGTTACTCTTTGTTTTCCCAATCCACCAGCTTTAACAGGTTTTCCTTCTGATTGATTAACAATAAAGTCAACAAATAATTTAGCAGTTTGACCTTCTTGATATCCTTCTTCAAATCCTTCTCTTAAATCTGCTGGTACAATAATGTTTTTAACAGGAATAATATTACCAAAGAAATCTGTAGTAATAATAGTAACTCTTAATCTACCTGTTTCTTTTTCTTCTTCGCCTTTTACTTCTGGAGCAATAGTTTGAATATAACCCTCTACATCTGCAACACCTTTAAATTCTTCATCCACTTTAACATCATTGAAAAATTTAGCATTAATTTTTAATCCTTCAATAAGTTTATCTTTACTACTCATATAATCATTCGTACCAAATTCTCCTTGAATAGATACCATTGTTGCCTCATCTTCTCCTGCTTTAGCAACAGATTTAACCGAATTTGCAAAAGTCAATATTTTGTCATACATTTTACTTTCTTTTCCTTCTGCATTGAATTCTGCTACATATGTTTCAAATTTTCTAGTATGTGCTTTAGTATCTCCAAATTGAATTTCACCTTTAATACTAATATCTGCTGATTTGTTTTTATTATTGCCTTTTCTAATTTCAATTTCAGTTACTTTGCCTGATAGTGTAACCATATTTACTAAACTTCTAATTTTGTCACTCATATGTATAATCTAATCTCCTTTAAATTTTATATTTTTATTTTTACAATCTGTATGCTTATTTAAATAATTAACTATTAAACTCACTAAATCCTATTCTTCATCTTCACCTTCACTATCATCATCTTCATTATATAATCTTAAACTGCCATCTGCGATCTGTAATATACTCCACAATTCCTCACACTCTTTACCTTCTGGCATTAACTGAATCTTAAGTTTATCTCCTTTTCCAATCAACTTCACCACAGAGCCAATTTTAACTTCACCAGACTCAGTTATAAATCTAACTTTGTCAGTTTCTGAAATAACAACATCACCATTAATAGAATCTACAACCATTTGTTTGTACGGATTAACTTTTATTTCTACCATAAATAAATCATTTCTCCTTTTCTTTTTAAATTTTATCTTAATTTTAACTTAAAACCCAAGTTTAAATAAAATATTCCATTGATGTTGTTTTTTAGAAAATTGACATGCTCTAAAGTATTGATTTATAAGGGTTTTAAAATTAGTATATTTTGTATATTTTGTATATTTTAATAATCACACCTTTCTGATTAGTTTTTTCTTACTTTTCTTAACTCTTCCCTGCTTTCACTATTATATTCCTATTCTATGAAATTGTCAAGAGAAAGTTTAAATTATTTTTTGTATTTGGTATAAACTTTCTCTTGAATGGTAAACTTAATAATTAAAATTACTATATCAATATTATCTCAGTTCTATCAAATATTTAATAGTCATTTGCTCTTCTTTATAAACAATAATCTCATCATTATATAACATACTACCTGCATGTGCATGAAGTGAATTAGCACCAGGACACATTTTTTGTAGATTCTCATAATTAAGATTATAAAACTTACTATCAAATGAATATACATCATATGGTTTGCCATAAGCAACATTAAAAAGTGCCATGAATCCAGAATTAGAATTTCCATTAGACCATCTAGAACCAGATAAAGATGTGTAACCAAGCGATTTCATGGCTTTTGGAGCGAAGTAGCAACCAAAACCGAACATCTTTCCATTTATTACCACTTTTGAAGGTCTTAAAACTAATCCCAAATTAATAATACCCCAAATATTCTCTGAACGTGATCCATGGAATAATAATCTTTGGTCTTTTATTTTTTCAGTAGTAACAAACTTTTCATATCTTTCCTGTGTCTTCAAATTAATAACCTTCCATGCAGAGTAAAACTTATTACTAATTTCACCTAATTCTTTCTTAATCATTTTTAATTCTTCTTGTGTAACTTCTTCAAATTGTAATCCCATTGCATCTAATATTGTTTTATTATTTTCTACTTTTGTTACATTGTTTTCATTTTCGTCTTTTCCTTCAATAGAATGTTGAGTAACTTGGCCTTTCATTATATCAAGTAAATCTTGTTCTCTTTGAAGTATTTCAGAATAATCCTTATCTGTTTTTGCAAGATAATCTTTAACTTTACCCATTTTTCTAGGAATAGTTTTAAACAAATCAACTAATATCTTATTAAATAATTCAACATCATCAGTGTTAATCAAATTATTTAGTATTAATTGTGCTTCATCGATCATTTTTACCGTAACTAAATTAGAATTTATCGTATAGTTATCTTTGATTGCTTGTCGTGCCATTGATTGAAGTCTTGCTACTATTTGTGCTATAGAAGGATTATTAATATCAAGATATTCTTTCTTTTTGTTTGGTGTAATAATAGTTTCTGCGACCAATTCAGTTTTATTTTCATACCCTTTTTTAATTTTCTCTTTTAACTTCTTATCCCATTGTGACATAGAGTATCTTGCTGTCTGATAATTTGCTACTCCAATTCTGCCATATCTTACATCAAAATAATCACCATCTGGAATTAGACGATAATATTTATTATTATTTGCATTAGGTTCTACCTTAACTAAATATAATGATTGTAAGTTATTATATTCCATTTATTTCTCCTTATTTATATTTCTATTTTTATCCCTTGTTAAAATTCCACCCTTTCTTAATTCTTCTTTTGCATCATAATTGCACCAACCAAGTATAGTACCTTGTTTTAAATATCTTGTAATTGTGCTTCTACTTAATTTTAATTTATTGGATATTAATAATACATTATCCATTCCTTTATTCCATAAATCACATGCTTCTTTTACTAAACTACTTAATCCACACTCATGACATTTTAACCAATCTATATCTTCTTCTTTGAAATTTAATAATGTTGGTAATTCACTATTCATAATACTACTTTTAATCCATTCTAATTCACTATACCTACAATCAATAATTATGTAATTCTCAATATTATTGTCTTTTGCTAATTGTTTTTTTATTTTATCATTCTCTTGAATTTCTTTTAATGATTGACTTCTATTAAATTCCTTATAATGTTGAATTCCATTTGTCTCAATAATCCCATTAATTAATTGGATGTAAAAATCATATTTATAATTATCACACCAAATAAAAGTTGTTTTTGATAATTGTGCTTGAAAATTATCATTTAATAATTGCTCTAATAAACTAAACATAAATTTTTCAGGATAGCTAATTCCATCACCACATTTAGGACAACTCATACCATGTTTTACTAAACTGCTGATATACATATTTTTTATATGTTTGCAATTTGGACAAATTATATTAACTTTTTCTTGTGAACCATAAGAATATTTATATGTATCTTCTTTATTAACAAAATACCTAACTAATTCTGGATGAGTTGTTATAATTGCATTACATTGATTGCAATTCATAGAACCTTCTTGTCCATGAGTAAAATCATTTATACTTTTTAATTCACTATTATGTAATTCTCTAGGACATTTAAAATACATATATTTATTTGCCGAATACAAAATTTCACTAGGTTTTAAATCATTTAATTCATAGTCCCATCTTTCTAATACATTTTCTCTATTATTATCAATACACCATTGTTCAAATGATTTACCGTTTTTAAGTCTAGTTTTCTTTATTTTATCTCTTGCAAATAATTCTGTGGCACAATTTTTACAGTAATATTTGCCATGTTTATGTATACTATTTTTATAAATATAGTAGTTTATGAATTTTATATTTGGATTCTTACAATTTTCATAATCACATTTTACTTTTACTTTTATATTGTTATTATTATCTGATAAATCTTCTATCTTTACTTCAAATTCATCACCTATTTTAGTAAAAATGTGTCCTTTATTCTCGTACCATTTTCTATTATTTCCATGCCATTTTACTTTAACTGAGGTGGATAATAACATATCAACTCTCCTATAAATAACAAACTAAAATTTCAATATCAATATCCTCAAATACATCTTCAATAATTTCCTTAACAGTATCCCAATTTAATTTATTGTGACCACATCCTAATAATGGAATTGCTATTTTTTCAATTTCCAATGTTTCAATACTATCAATCATATCCTCTAAAGATTCCTTTAAACTTACATATGTAGGTTTATGATAATGTTTTCTTTTAATTACTAAATTAAATACATTATCAATTAAAATAGCACAATTTTCTGGTGTATAATCAACAGTATTCTTTAATTTTTTACCCATATTATACAATTCATCAAATTTTACTGCAATTTCTGTATCTAAAACAAAATCACCTGAAATACAATGTGCAAAGTAATAACCATGTGGTACAGAAAATAAATCTCTTTGTTCTTCTTTTAAAATCATAATAACATTTCTCCTTTTTGTTTATTTTTATTTAATTATATTCATATTTTATTTGAATCAAGGGTAAATACTTAATACCCTTGATTAATAATTCTAATAAATTCATCTTCACTTATAACTTGAATTCCATCTTTTTTAGCTTTATCTACTTTACTACTACTTTTCAGAGAACCTTCAATTAGATAGTCTAAAGATTTAGCATATCCATTTGCAAATTCTGCACCTAAACTTTCAAATAATGATTTTAATTCTTCTTTCTTATAATGTAAAAAACTTCCAGTTGCATAAATCTTCTTTCCTTTAAAGAAATTATCCTTAATTGTTGTTTCTTCTTTTTTAACTTCACTATCTGAAAAATTCATATATTCAACTAAATCAAGAATAATATCAATATTTTCTAATCTATACTGTACTATTGATTCAGCAGTAATATCACCTATCCCATCAATATTAAGCAATTCTACATTTTTAGCATTAATAAAATCATGAATAGTTTTAAACTTTTTAGCAATTAATTTAGCAGTAGAAGAACCTACTCCTTCAATACCCAATCCAACAATAAAATTAGCAAGTTTAACATTCTTAGAATTTTCTATCGAAGTTAACAATCTATTATAAGATTTAATTCCAAATCCTTCCAATTTGATAATTTTACTTTTATATTGTTCTAATCTATAAATATCCCCAAATGTTTTAATAAATTCTAACTTTAAAAATTTCTCTAATGTTGCTTCAGATAATCCTTCAATATTTATAGCATTACGTTTAACAAAGTTAACCATCTTGTCAAGTAATTGTGCTTGACAGTTTTTGTTTTTACAAAATAAAACATCTGCTGTCCCAGTATTTTTAACATATGTTTCTTCACCACATGAAGGACAATGTTCAGGATATAACATAATACCATTGTCTCTATCTAAATTATCTTCTACATGAGGAATAATTAAATTGCGTTTACTTACTAATATTTTACACCCAATATTAAGATTCAATCCTTCGATAAATGATAAATTGTGTAATGATGCTCTACTCACTTCTGTATTATCAATAATAACTGTATCAAAAATAGCAGTAGGATTAATTAAACCTGTTCTTGTAGTATTCCATTCAACATCTCTTAAAGTTGATTCAAAGACATCATCATAAAACTTAAAAGACAAACTATGCAATGGATGATGTGAGGTCTCAGGTAATGAATTAGAATATTTTACTGAATTATAACTTACTACTAAGCCATCTATTGGTATCTTCTTTTCTTCTGCTAAATTTTTAAATGAATCAATAATATCTTCAGTAATATCAGTAGAAAGTTTAATATGTTCAACTAAAGTAAATCCTAAATATTTTAACCATTGAAATTGTTCAAATTTTGAATCAGACAATTCTTTATTGCATTCAATAATATTAAAAGCATGAAAATATACTTTTCTTTGTGAACATATTTCACTGTTTAATTGTCTTACTGATCCTGAAACTAGATTTCTAGGTGTTGCATATTTCTCATCATCAGGCAATTTAGAATTAATTTCTTCAAAATCATCTTTATGAATAATTGCTTCACCACTTAATCTTAACTTACCTTTAAATGGTACGAATAAAGGAAAATCATTAATTACTTTAACATTATGAGAAATTTCTTCTCCGATTTCACCATTGCCTCTGGTATATCCACCCGTAAATTCACCATTTTCATAATTTACTTCTACTGTTAAACCATCATCTTTAAGCATAAGTAAAGTTTCTTTACCTTTTCTCCATTCGTTTAATTCATCAATAGATTTAGTTTTATCTAATGATTTGAGTAAAGTAGGATGTGTACGTTTTTGTAGTTTACTTTTAACTTCATATCCTACTGTAATTGTTGGAGAATTAGAAAGAATATATCCAGTTTCTTGCTCAAGATTAAATAATTCTTCTACCATTTTATCATATTGTAAATCTGTAATAGTTGGTTTATTTAGATTGTAATAATTATTTCTATGGACATTTAATTCTTTTACTAATTCTTGAATACTTTGAATCTTATCCAAATATGTAACCTCCTTTTCAATTATCCTTTACTACTATACCACACTACTCAAATTTCATTTCCTTCAATTTCTCTAATTGTTTCTTCACATTAGCAATCTTATTAATTTTCATTTTCTCTGCACGTTTAATAGCAGATTCTTTTGTCCTATGCCAATCCTTTCCCTCACCAAAATACATTTCACCTTGATTTTTTACTACTTTTACATAAGTTTTATCCTCATTATATGAAGGAAATTCAACTTCTACTTCAAATATACCCTGAGTTAACGAATATTTAGTAATTCATACTTTAAAACTATCACTCATAATTACTTCCTCCTTTATTAATAACCGTTTAATCTTTCTTCATTATACAATTATTTTTCATATCTGTCAAGTAGCAAATTAACATTAAATCATTCCTACTTACAAAATATACGCAATCCAATATTTCCCATAATTATTTTCATTCCACATCCAAGGCAAATCTAGTTTTTTAGGAGATATTTTATTGCCAGAATTAATCACTCGATATTCTTCAATATATTTACATTGTTTATTTACATTTAACCATTCTGGTAATGATTTAATTAAAACACTTACACCTTTTAAATTTTTTAATTCACTTAGAGATAATTCAATTAGTTCTTTAGATTCAATAAATTCAAATTCTGTGTTCAATTAAATCTCTCCTTTTCTAACCGTTTAATCTTACCTAAGTATATCATTATATTTACCATTTGTCAACCATTAATTTTAATTAATTTTCTTCATTTTCACTATCTTCTCTAACTACAAAACTCATATGTTTTCCACTACAAAAATCAAATCCATCATCCCAAAATTCTTTACAAATTTCTATTGTTCTTTTCATAGTAAAATTAGCTGTTGCTTGAGTATTATCATGAAATACAACTACTGAAAATACATTGCCATCTTTCAATTGGAAAAATGTTACTTCCGATTCTTCATCTTCTGGATCGTCCATTATAATTGTTTCTCCTATTAATAATCTTTTCTTAACTTCTATGAATTTTTCAATAGGAATAGTTGGACATCCGCAGGGTAAGGTAGTTACCATATGTATTATATTTCTCCTTTTTTATTTTATTATCAATCATACCTAAGTATACAATTATTTTTCTTATCTGTCAATAGGTAAAACGACACCAAATGGATCTTTCATTCAAACTTTTATTTTGCATTTATTTATCCATATATTCATTTTTAACAATTTCTAATAGCACATCTCTATTATTCAATTTATAATTCTCCAAAACTTTCTCTAACAATTCATTTAGTATTTCCCCTATCATAAACCCTTGCTCAATACCTAATTCCATTAAATCATATCCATTGATTTTTAAATCTTTAACTGTTAATGGTTGTTTTTCTGCAATAATTCTATGACATTCTCCTACTAAAAATGCAACATTATCTATTTTACTTTGATCTTTATTCTTAGATCCTTTAATATCTGCAATCCGTAAACAAAACAAATTTTCTAAATTATCAATTCCTACTCTGTTTATGAATTTTTTAATAACAGATGTTTTTATTTTATTTTTTTCATTAAAACTAAACATATGTTCTCTAACTAATATTTTTACATCATTGATAGTTTTATTATCAAATTTTAATCTAGTTAATATTTCTTCTGTTAATTTTTCTCCTTCTATATGATGGTAGTAGAAATGACCAATATTATTTTCATCTAAAGTAAAACACATAGGTTTAGCAATATCATGTAGTAATGCAGATAGTCTTATATTTAATACTTTTGGAGTATTGTCTACTACAGATAGAATATGCTCAAATACATCTTTATCGTGATTATAATTATGTTGCTCAAATCCTACGCATTTACATAATTCAGGTATAATATATTGTAATAAACTAGTTTCTTGTAATAATCTAATTCCATAAGAAGGAATATTACTCATTAATATTTTACATAATTCATCTCTAATTCTTTCTTTAGAAATCATTTGAATAAGATATGCGTTTTTAATAATAGATTTAAAAGTATTTTCTTCAATAGTGAAATTATGTTGTGTAGATAACCTAATCGCTCTCATCATCCTCAAAGAATCTTCATTAAAACGATCATTAGGATTGCCTACACAACGAATAATTTTATTTTCAATATCTTTCAATCCACTAAAATAATCATATACATTTCTGTTTACATCAATGGCAATAGAATTCATTGTAAAATCTCTACGTGCAACATCTTCTTCTAATTTATCTGTGTAAAATACTTCTTCAGGACTCCTATTATCTTTATATACACCCTCCCTTCTCATAGATGTTATTTCATAACTTACTTCTTCATAATTTTCATCTTTCAATATAATAGTAACAGTGCCATGTTTAATTCCAGTATCATATGATTTAACAAATAATGATTTTACTTGTTCAGGTATTGCATCAGTACAAATATCATAATCTTTCGGACATTTATAACTAAAAATATCTCTTGTACTGCCTCCAATTAGGTATCCTTGAAAACCATTATATTCTAAATGACTAAGTATATATTCTACTGCTCTTGGTATTTCCATATTATCACCTCAATCTTTAAACTTACTAAAACTTTGTAATACCATATCACATAATAAATCATTAATCTTTTTTCTATCTGGTGAATGTGGTAATTTAGATTTATCATATGTTTCGTCTAATTGAATAAATAATTTTTCTGCGTGTGATTTTACTTGTTCTAAAGTATATTCACCATTTCTAATTGCTAATAAATAATCTTTTTCTGGTCTTAAAACTGTTAAATATCCTGTATTTAAAATTTCCAAACCCATTAATAATAATCTAATTAAATGCAATCCATGTTTCACATCATAACCATATTGTTCTATTAAATCTTTATGTGAACCTATATGTTTATGTTGTCCCTTCCCCATTTCTTCTTCAACTTTACTAATTTCTTGATCAATATTAACAATTCTATTCTCATAATCATTAATTTCATTAGTTATTTCAATGATTTTTTCTGCATCATTGTCTGTAATTTCATCAATATTTTTCTTTACAATTTCCAATTTATAATTTAATTTTGTTAAATAAATATTATATTGTCTTTTATGTTCATTAAGATTTTTAATTCTTTGTTTTAATTCGTTAACAGGTAATTTATTAGTTAATCTCTTCAATTGACTGTAAGCATATCCACCAAATGTATGTTTTGCACGTTTGGTTAAAAATAAATTACGATTATTTAAAAGTATTTCACCAAATTCATCACAATGAATAATATGTTTTTCATCAACAAATAAATGTTCTACAATATTTGGATTACAATTTGAAGCAAGATTAATAAATTTATGCAAACTAAAAATTGTTGCTTCTGCTTTATTATTTTCTACTTTATAATTATGATAATTAATATAATCTTTACATTCATATTGTTCAAAATTTTCAAATCCAATAATATATTCTTTTGGAGGAATACAAATCCCTCCAAAATCTATATCACTGTTTTCATGATTTGTTCCATATGAATGACTTCCTCTATAGACTTTTAAAATAGTTCTATTATCAATCCATTTTATTACATCCATAATTTAATTCCTTCTTTCTTAAATTTTATACTACTTCTTCTTCAACAATAGAATTTTCTTCTTCCATATCAAGTATATCATCTGCCTTAATAATCCCTTCAAGCAGTTTAAATGAAAACGATTTGTGTTTATATGCAGTAAATTTTTCTTTATTATCTACCCTTACAACCACACCTTCTTTAATGTGTGTTTTACCTATTGGATCACTACCTTCAACACAATTATTTACTATTGTCATTAAATCATCAACATTAGTAAATAAATATTTGCCGAATTCAGGTACATGTTTTACTCCCATTTTTTCACAATATATTTTTACAATTTCCCAAGGAATTTCAATAATATTACCATCTTCATCTGTTTTAGTCATTCTGTAAACATAAATATCATTTTGTCCTACTCCGCATCCGTATGTAAATCTTGTAGTTTCACCATATTGTTTAATGAATTCTTTATCTTTTGTTTTCTTATTATTACATTCTGGCATAATAAGTTGGTTTTCATTTACATATCCTACTATTTCATAATAAACAGTAATCCCTTTTTGCAATTTACCAACAAAGAAATCATGCCACTCTTTTCTAAAATTATCATTACCATAGAATCCATTATCATAATTTTTTAATACTACTCTTCTTGTACCAGAAATATAATCCCATGTCTTTTTAATAGGTAATTCTATTTTTACAAATTTTAATATCCTATGCAACCAATAAGGTAATAATTTTTTCTTTTCTTTAATAGTATAAGAACTACGACCACTCGATCCATGCATCTTCAAAGTAACATAGCATAAATCACCTTCTTTAAATTGTGCAGTATTATAAGCAAGTTGTGATGTATCTCTGTGTTCTTCAAAGAATGGATAAGAAATAGTATCAGTTTTCTTCTTTCTTTTCTCTTTTTGCAATCCTTCTACTTTATTCTTCTTACCTTCAGGAATATATTTTTCGCATATTAATATCCCATTAAGAGTAGTAATTACATCTCCTTCTTTTAAAGTATTAATATCAGTAAATTTTTCTAAACTTTTTAATGGCATTAGCAACCCATCGGACTTCTCTTTTCTTAGTTTAATGGTAGTGACATGGCATTTAGATTCGTCCATATAACCACCAACATTATTACCTTGTTCATCTTTCTCTCTTAAAAGTCTATTCTGTCTGCAATATTCTGTATTAAGACGACCATCTGTAGGAAAATAAATTGCTAAATCATTTATTTTTGCATCCAATCCTACAATAACATCATTCCCAAATACAGTTACTACTTGAAGTCTATCTGCATTTGAGTGTGGTCTAATTTCTTTAATTTTAACTATATATGCATTATAACTCACTTATAATATTTCTCCCTTCATATTTATATTTTTATTTTGTAAAATTAATCTTACAAACTATCTCCTTTTTTACTATTACATTTACTACACATAGTTTGATAATTAGTTAATTCATTTTTACCACCTTTACTTTTAGGTATGATGTGATCCTTAGTTAGCATTATTTCTTTATTGTCATTATCAATCCCATATAGATTAAAATGAAATCTAGAAGATGTAGGATTCTTTTCTTTTGCAAAATATTTTGCTTCTAATCCACAATATACACATTTAATTCCGCTAGTAATAAATGTTCTATATCTATCACTTACCATACTAATCATATCACCATTAAAATTAACTAAAACACATTTATTATCTGTATTATCAAGAATAGTTTTACTTAATATTTCTTCAATAGAGTAAATTTCTTTTCTAACATATCCTTTACGTGCTTTCTTTGGTAACGGATTTCTAATAAAATCTTCCGACCATTGATTAATGACATTACTAAAATCTTCAATATTATTAATGTCAATTGATTGAATATTATTATTTATACATGGATTATTATTAATAAAATTTAATTGCAGATATTTATTACCGTCATTATTTTTCTTAATATGTATTACAATTACAGGTATTTCTTTAGATTTTAAACAATATACATTCTTAGATTCTTTATAAACACTTCCACCTAATCTATGTTTTAAAAATTTCTGAATAATTGTTTTTAATGTTTGCTTAACACCAGGAATTACTTGCTCAATATTCATCCATTGTTGACTCATTCCTTTAAATTTTAAAATCATATACTAACACTCCTTAATATTTATTAATTTTTTAATGTATTAACTAGTATTAGTATACAATTATATTTACTATTTGTCAAGAAAAAATATCGAAACAAAATTTATGTTTGGTTATGTTTTTTTATACTACATATAGTATTCATAATTTATATCTATACTATATGTAGTATCGTAGAAACATTAAATCTACTAAATCATTGATTCTATTTCTTCAATTGCTAAAGATACCTGTCTTTCATTTGAGAGAAGAACATGAAGTTTACTTTCAAGTAATTTCAATTTCCTATCTTCTTCCTCATATTTCAATATCTCTAATTTTAATTTAATATCCGTAATCCATTGATCAATCAAATAACCAGAAATAACATATTCTTCATCTAAACCCAAATCAACAGCAGACAATAGATATGAATTTAATTTAACCAATAAATGAGTTAAACCTTCTCTATTTAATACTTGTAAATTTAATCTTACTCCATCTAATTCAATACTACAGTTTGTCAATGGTGAAAATTTCTTCTTACCTTTTAAACCTTTCTTCTTATCTGCAATCTGAGATTTCAACAACATAATCTTATCATCATTTGTCATTTGTTTTTCACTCATATTATTTTCCCTCCGAATATAGTTTTCCATTTGTTAAATATGTGTTTTTATACATTGGTTGTGTTTGATTGAATATTTCTTCAAAACTTAATTCTTGAGACCTTTCATAAGTGTTCCTATTTTGTAATAGGTATTTTTGTTCATCTTCTTTTGATTTTTTATATGCATAATCTACTGATAAATAATTTTTCTGTGAATCATAAAAATAAAAATACCACATTTTATTTTTTAATTTTTCAATAAACTCTTCAAATGTATATGCAATATATTCATCCTTACTTTCATCAATAGGTGAATAATGTGGATTACATTCAAGTTTGTCAAATAATTCTGCATAATTATCTACACATTCTGAAGATATAATTGAAATAAATCTTTCTCCTAAACTTTTTAGTGCTAATAAACTAAAATATTTATCATTCTCATACTTTTTAACAAAATAATGATGTTTACCTTTGTTTACATTTTTCTTTACACTCTTATATCTTGTAGTTTTACCATAATAACTATTTGATTCATATGGAATACTCTCATATATATCATCGTAATAATCAAATCTTCCCATATAAATATATTCTTCATTTGATTTAGTTTTATATGTACCACCTAATGTCAAGTCTTTAACCTTTACATAATTTTTCTCATGAATTATTTCATTATATTGAACTAATTCTTTATAATCTGGTGATTCACAAGGTATTAATATTAAATCCTTGCCACTCCATCCGTAAATGAATTCTCCTTCTAATCCCTTTCCTTTCGTAGACGTTGCATTTTCAAGAATATAAAGTAGATTTTCAATTGTGATCTCAAATTCAAAATCGCCTCTTGAATCATACACTCTACAATACGCATGTCGATGACTCCATCCAGAATCATAATCTCCTACTTTCTTATTCAAAACAAATCCTGATGTTGGTTCATTTGAAAATTCTTGTGGTTCAATCTTGCTATCTCTCCAGCCTTCCCATGATTTTTGCTTACGTAATACATTTTTTTGATCATAATAGATAACGTATGCTAATTTCTTTGTATATGTATCATTACGATTCTGATAACCTACCTTGATAGTTTTGGGAATAAAAATTGTTGTGTTCAATAGATTAATTTCTCCTTTCTTTATATTCTTTATACCTTTCCATTTTCTCTTCCCATTCGGGAACAGGTTCTTCATCAATTTCAATTAGTCTATTAAAATATTCAGAAACTCTTTCTTTTCCTTGAATAAAATATTTAAATTGTTCTTTTGCTTTATCTACTCCTATATCAGTTTTAATATATCTATATCAGTTTTAATATATCTATATAATTCAAAAAACCCATTCGCCATTCCTAATTCATATGCACGATATTCTCTACTATCTTTAATAATTGTATCAAATTCTTTACAAATAAAATCACTTATTTTTGACATATAATATTTCCTCCTTTATTTGAATGAAATGTTTCATTTATTTTATTACTTCTAAGTCAACATCCTCAATTTCTGCACGTTCTATAAGAGAATTTTTATATGCTCCCATGTTAATAAGTTGCCCTCTTAAAACTTCTATTGAGCATGATGGAATAAAATTAAGTGTACCTACCTCATATTTTTTAAGCATGGCACTAAGTCCATCCATTCTGATTTTTAATTGTAAATATTCTGCTTTAAACCTTTCTTTGTAATCAGCACTATTCATCATTTTTACCGTTTCATTTAGTTTCATAATTTTCTCCATTTCTGCACTTTATGTGCTTTATATTTTTAAAATTAAAATATATTTATATCCTTCCTTTCGCAATAACAACATACAGGTTTGATAATACTTCCTAGTTCATTTAAAGTTAAATTCCTATCAATATAAACTTTATTCCTACATCTATAACCTCTTGAAGAATCTCTAGGTTTAATCCATATATAATTTATTCCATCTTTAAATAGTAAATCCATTTCATTTGTGTTACTTCTGAAATTTTCAATATTATCTTTGTTTTCATTATATAATTTCATAAAAAATTCAGAAACTTTATAATAATTATTTGAAAATACTCCAATCATATTACTTGTAAAATAATTATTATTATTCTCTGGAAACATCTCTAGTATGTAATCTGTAGATAATATATTATAATCATTATCTGTTACTTCGTAATCAGAATAACTATCTTTTAATATATAACTATTACTATTTTTTCATCTGATATACTCATAGAACCATCATCTAAACCTGTTCCTGATATTTCATATTTATATTTATGTAGTAGTTCAATTAATTCTGTTCTAAAATTTAAAAAATTTATGTATTCTTTATTCATATTTTATCTCCTTTTCTTAAAATATTCACACAAAACAGAGTTTTTGTCATGTTTTACAAATAAACTTTACCTACTTTATTTTCATATAAATTATCTAATTCATTTTGCAATATCATCTTAAAAGAATTATCTCTTTCAAAATATCTTATTCCCCATGTGCATTTTCTACATTGATATTCATATTGCATAGGATTTGATGCTAAATATATAATATCATAAAATTTATTACCACAATTAGGACAGGTTAATCTATGTTTCATTGTTGTTTTACCTTTCTAAAATCTCTAACACTTCAATTTTACTACTTAAAGAATCAACTTCTGTACCATTACTTATAACAATTTTAGTGATTTCTTCTACTTCTTTATCGGAAAGTTCATCTTCAAAATCACCATCTAAATCAAGAATAAGTTTAACTTTCATTAGTTATCTCCTTTCAATAATTTTCTAAATAATCAAGCAATTCCATAATAAATTTAGGATTTGATATATAACCATATTCTTTTATTCTTATTTTTGCACGTTCAATATCATTGTTATTAACTGAATTAATTAAATCTCACAATAAATTAAGACTATCTTTTAAACTTGCCTTTTTACCTTCATCCAATTTTACTCCTCCATTTCTTGAGTATTGATTTCTAATTGCACACCAATAAAATTATTTTCTAAATCAGATAATAAAATTGTTTCTACATCAAATAATCCATGTTTAATCAAGACTCTTAATATATCACCTTGAATAAAATCAAATTTATCTTTTGGAATATTACTAATATCAATGTCCATATTTATTACTCCTTTCTATTCTTTTATATTAAATATTTTATTAATAAATTTTTTATTTTTATTACTATTTACAATAAATAACATATACATCATTACACCAAATAGCAAATTTACTATTGGAACAAACATTAAAATTATTATTATTATAGGCAATGGTGCAACTTCTTTTGCAACCTTATCCATATGAATAAAACAATATCTATAAAAGAAATAACTAATTGTTATAGATATAACATATAAAATAGTTTCTGTATACATAATCAATCTCCTTTTTAATTTATAGAATAATCTATTTTAACTTTCTTAACTGTATATTTATCTTCACTATTTCTATTTACCCATTCGTCCACATCTTCATTTGCTTCTTTCCTAGTGTCATAAGTAACTGCATTGCTAATTGATTCATCAAATTTGTATATTGTTTTGTAGATATTATAATTATCAATTCCTGAATAATATTTATTTTTAGTTGTATTGAATATGACATAGTAATTTTTTGTTTCTACTATTTTTATAGATTATTCCTCCTTTAAAATTTCATGACCAAATACAGGATTTATTTTATTGCAAATCAATTTTATATTCTTTGATAATATAATTTTTAGGTAAATGCAATTCTTTCTTCTCAGAAAAACAATCCTTTTGATTATATTCATTTTTAAATGGTTTTAATAAACCACCATAAAAGAAATTATGATTATATTTAGTATCGTATATTTTATATAATTCAACATAATATGGTTGATTTGTTTCTTCTGGTATTAAATATACTTTATCTGAATCATATTTCTTTTTAATATATCCATCCTTATCATTTCCAACTAATGCATAATAATATAAATTAGTATCTATACTACCGCATCCTAAAATAAATTCACCATTAGTATTAATAATATTGTCCTTTAAAGAATAAATATCTTCTTTATCACCATACTCATGTCTAATATTAATATCCTCATAATCACAAACTGAATAAATCCACATGATACCTGATACTACAAAATATAAAATAAATATAACAGGTATTATCATCAATGCAATTTCTTCTTTGTTTTTATTATTGCATATAAAGTATATTGCAACACATATAACTATTAATATGAATAAAAAATTTAACCAACTAAACATTATTTTCTCCTTTTCTTTTCTTTTCTTTTATTTTTATTTAATAACTCTTGACAATTATTATTTTACTATTATATTTATACTCTGTCAAGAGTTATTTTAAACTTTCTATTTCTATTTCTAAAATCATGATAAAAGGTTCATTTGATCACATTATTTTCTGTTACATCATAATATCACCTCTTAAAGTGCTTGAAAACCCTTAAATAACAATACTTTGTAGGTGTTAATATAGGTAAAGTCATAATTATTGCTAATATTAGTAATTTTACCTATATTGTGATAAAAGATAACTTTGATCATGTTTTTATTTCACTCTTAAATCTCTTATCTCAATCCCACTATCTAATAATCCTTCATAAAAACTATTACTACCAACATGATACCCAATCATCTCATAACTAGATACAAAAACACCATTGCCAGATGCAGACCATACTCCATTCCTTGCTATTGTTACATAATCAATACTAGGATTATCTAGTTTTAAATTTAATCCTTCATTGTATCTTTTCTTAGCAATTTCTAAATACCTATCTCCTGCCATTATAGATAATGGTTCTGCAATTTGTAATAATCTTTCTTCTAATTTCTCTAATTGTAAATCTAATTGCATAAAATATCACTCCTTTGAAATTTATTTTATCATTTATGTATTTATTGCTAATATTGATATTTTACACTATTATATTTACAATGTCAAGTATTATTTTTAAATTAATTTTAAATTTACTAAACAACACCATCATTAATCTTCTTTCCAAACTTACTTGCTGTCCTAATTGAATCATCATTCTCTAATTGTACATTAAATTGTCCTACAATTGCCTTACTTTCTGCCATTTTCCTTTGATACCTTTTTATAATCCCATTCTCACAACTATTCTCATAGTATAAATGATAAATTCTATTTTCTACTGTACTTACCGCTCTATATCCTCTTCTATTTGATTGATCAACTGTATTAACATGATATGATGGTATGTAATTTATATAGGTTGGAATATATACAGTATTAATACCTTCCTGAATCACAATAGGATTGGTTATTAATACATTAAAATCATCTTTCTTTTTCTCTAATAATTCTCTTCTCTCAATCGATTTAATGGATGCCTTTAAAATAAATGTTTTAATACCATTTTTAAGAAGTAATTTTTCAATTCTTTTATCAATAGTATCACCATTCATATATTGTCCACCATTATTGAAATGAACATATAAGCAACATTTTCTATTTTCGGATATTTCTTTTTTAATTATATCTAATAATATTTGTTCTTTAGGCAATATAATATTATCAATACATTTTGGTTGAACAATATTTATAACATCTTTACCTTCTATTGCAATATTATCCCAATCAAAAGGATTATTTACATAATGCTTTACAATTGAATCTTCATACATTTTTGCATTAAATGCATTTGCTGATTTTATATCATCCCATAATTTTCTTTCATTTCTTTCCATTTCTTCTGATTGTTTTATAGGGATATAATATTCGTTTAAATCAAGCAAATCCTTTCCTAAATCATCTAATGTAGCAAATATATAGTTTTCTACTAGATATTTTGTATAGACGATACTATTTATGCCCTCGATCTCAGAATAATCACTATCTTTAATCTCACTTCTACCATACCTATAATAATCTCCATCTTTCTTTTTATTTACTGCCATTAATGTTCCGTATGTTTTTATAAATTGTTTGATATCCATCACATCATTTGCTTTAAGTTTGTTAGGAAATAATCCTAATAATATGTTATGGAAAGACGAACTGTATCCTGAATTACTAGTCCCTGTTAAAAGTAATATTTTTTTGCAAAAATTAAATAATGTTCTGGTTGCATTTCCGATGATCGATTCTGAATTGTTACTTCTATGAATTTCATCAAAAATTACACTATTGAAATGAATATTTTTTGTTTTAATAAATCTAATCAAACTACTTTTCTTAGTTTTATCGTAGGTATTTTGCCACAAAACTGCATCACAATTAAAACATTTATAATTTGATTTTTTAGGATTTCCTTGAAAATCTTTCTCAGTAAAAAATACATCTTCTTTTTTCCTTAATTCATTTCTTAATGGCACACCACAATCTGGACAACAAGCAATAGTGATTTTTTCTTTAACTTCTTTTACTTCTTTATAATAATATGTGCTTTGTACCTCTTTTTTACGTTTTATTTCTCTAGTTTTTATATTTACTCCTGATACCTTTTTAGAATCAAGTTTAAAAGTTTCTTTTCCTATGATAAAATATGTTGGTCTATCAAATTTCATATTTGTTTTATTATATAGTTTAATAAAATCTGTAGTTTTCTTAATTATATGTATATCTACTTTATCTTTAATACTATTCTTTATTTCTTCTTTCCATTGTGTTAATGTAATAGATGGTGCAACAATAAGTGTAGAATAATAATTATTATTTTCAAATAAATGACAATGATTTATTTTTATAGAAATATTGCTCTTACCAAAACCTTGCTGACATGCTAAATAAACAACTCTATCTCTCTTTAGAACTTCTAACCCTGCTTGAATCACAGGTACTTGCCCATCAAATGGTTTTAATTTTCCTTCAAATATCTTAGGATTAATATTATTCGGATTATACAAAACTTTTATATTTTTCTTCAATTTTTCTTTAATTTGTTTTAAAAAAGTGAAGATATAACTCTCGATATTATCTATCTTACTCCAATCAAAATCATCCTTAAATCCTTCTAATTTCAAATTATTTAACTTCTCTTTGAAGTAAGTTACATTAATTTTATATACTTTTAATTCTGTAAACATTGAGTTATTAGTGTAAACAGTACATTCAGAAATGCATTTACCATAATAATAACTACTTTTATTATTATCCTCTTCTTTAATAATAATATCAACAATTTCACTTGTTACAGGTAAATAATGAATATTTCTTAGATACTTTGTGATAATCTCACTCTTATCTTCATTATTCCAATTTATACAATACTGATTTATTTTAGTATTATAAATAACTGTATGAGTTAAATTATTCTCCATTCTATCAGACTTATATCTATAATGATTTTCTCTACCATATAGATTTTTACTAAAATTAATATCTTCTCTATCTCTAATTGACATATTATAAGAATGAGCAATTAAATCAGCACATATTTTTTTATTTTTAATATTTATATCACATAATGAAATTAATATTGGTTCGTTTTCATCCAAAATAATTAAATCAGAATTACAATTAATTTTATTTTTACCATCTGTTTGTATGTATGGAATCATCTATTCCGATCCTCCAAATTCCTTGATTACCATTTGACCATTTTCTGAACATAATATATTCAAATATGGTAAACTTAATCTAATTATTTTAGTCTCAGTAATCTTTTCTCCATTCTCATCTTTATATGAATTTACTTCTTTTCTTTCTACTTTCTTTGTTCCACCTATAACAACGTGCTTGCCTTTTCCATCTAAATCCATATCTCCATTTACCATACCAGATGCCAATATGTTTGCTATTTCTCCTGGTTTTGGTGGTTTAGGAATAGTTAATGTTTCTTCACCTAAATTTTTTAATTCAGTAATATCTCTTACCCATTTCCAAACACTATCATTTTTACTTATATAGTTTTCAGAAACTTGAACATACTGATTATTTTCTTTTGCTGTTTCATAGTCTATGTAAGGATAATTCATCATCCTGTAAGTATCATACATATTTAATTCAAACTCTGGTTCAGATTCAATTATCTTTTTTATATCATTATAATGTTTTTGATAATCCATTGCATCAGTAACATTACTTAAATTGAATGGATTATTTTTTAATCTACCAATGAAAATATATTGCTTGTATTTTGCATATTCTTCTGCATTTACTTTATATATTGCATTTTTTAGGATGTCAAAATGTTGACAGATTATATCTAAACTGTCAATGAAATCATCTTTACGGATAACAAATACCATATAACCTGTTTTGTAGTCTTTTGAGTTTTGAGGGTTAAATAATATTTGTTTTTCTAGAATTTGGATTAAGTAGTTTTTTACATTACGAATTTTATTAGTTTCTCCGTATGGAGGATTGAACAACATCAAAGATATTGAATTTTTGGCTAAATTCAATTCTTCAAATGAATTATTATATTTTTCATCAATATTTGGATTATCTTTAAATTCATTATAACGATTTTCCTCTAATTCATTGCCAATTAAAAATATATCACCACTATATTTATCTTTTTGAATGAATGACTTAAAAGTGTCTAACCATTCTGCACAACCTGCAAATGGATCACAAATTGTAATAGGAAAATTTTCTTTTCTATTATTATAACTATCACTACCGAATCTAATTGTAAAATATTCCTTAATCAAATCATATCTTTCTTCTTTTAACCATTTGTCAAAAATAACAAATCTTATGGGTATATTGTTGTTGGCCGACAATATAAATAATTCATTATACTCTTCTTTGGGGATTACTTGATATTCTCTTATGTATCTTTCTTTTATATAATCAATTTGCAAATCTCCTAATATTGCTAATAATCTATATGTTTCGTATTTTTCTGTAGGGAAATACATTAGTTTTTGATCAGAATAAATTGTATTACCTATATAAATCATTCCTTTCTATAGTTTTTGATTGTAATCTACTCACCATAAATAATTTTCCTATGATAATCAATCCAATCTTGATTTTCTAATTTCTTCTTCACTACAATATCAAAATACTCTTTTCTCATTTCTTGCAAAGTAAATTTCTCAATTTTCTTTTTCTTTAAACTTTTATTAACCATCTTAATAATATCTGCATTATTCATAGGATATAGTTTAGTTAATCTTTCCTTCTCTGCTTTTTCTTCTTCCTTTAATCTCTTCTTTTCTAACTCTAATCTAATTCTCTCTTCTTCAATTTCATCTACTACTTTACTCAAATCAATACTTAACTTATCCCATTTAGTTTCCATATGTGCAGGGATTATTACTTCAGGTATAATTACTTCTTTCAATTCAAAAAATTCATATGGCTCATATTCATAATTATAATCAGTAAAATAACTTCCATTTCTTTGCACAGAACGAGAAACGCCAAAATTAAATTCTTGTATTTCATTATATTTATCATCCATCTCAATTAACTGCCCTTGCTCGATTCTATATTGATATTTACCTTGATCATCCCATTCTTCATCTCCGATTTCTTTAAAACCATAAATTTTATTATTGTATGTATATTCAAATTCCTCAAAATCTTGCTTTCCTAATTTTTTAACTATTTTTGAAAATAAATTAATATCCATGTTTTTATTTATCTCCTTTTATTTAGCAATTTTTAATTTTCTCTCAATATCTGTTGTTGATATTCCTTTAAATCTATCAGTATAAATAACCTTTATTCCTAATGTTTCTATGTATTTACCAAATCCATTATGTCCTAATGTTTCCCATAAAGAAAATACTTTATTAGGTTTAATTTCTTCTATTATACTGATGTATTTATCCCATGACGATAATGATTTTTTATCTAATTTCCTAGTTAATTTATTTTGATTGGTAAAATTATCACTTAAAATTGTATAATCAACACATTTTAAACTATCTATAATTTCCAATCTATTTTGTTGATTAATAATTGGTCTATTTTCACCTTTTATGTATTTACCATCAGTATCATTTCTTACAACTACAATTAAATAATCAGCTAATTTTTTAGCATTTTTTAAAAAATTTAAATGACCAATATGAAACAAATCAAACCAACCAGAACAAATAATAGTATCTTTATTCTTGATTTCACTTTTCAATTCTTCAATAGTTAAAATCAATTATTCCACAACCTTCAAATTAATTTCAACGTTCACATCTGATATTAATTGCCTATGCTTAACTCCTGCTGTATCTAACATAAATTTAGATGCTTTAAACTTATCATGATCTTTATATTTATCTTCTAAATATATTACTTCTTTTATACCTGATTGAATAATTGATTTAGTGCATTCATTACAAGGAAATAGTGTAGTATATAATTTACATCCTTCTAAATTTGTTTTACTATGTAGTATTGCATTTAATTCTGCATGAACAACATATAAATGTTTATCATTTAAACCTTCTGCACGTTCCCAAGGCATAATTGAATCATTACAATTATTTGGCATACCATTATATCCTGTACTAATAATTCTATTTTTATGATTTACAATACACGCACCAACTTGTGTTCGATTATCTTTACTTCTAAGAGATGCTATATATGCAACACTCATAAAATATTCATCCCAATTTAATATCATATTTAACTCCTTTCTAAAGTTTGAATGAAATATTGCTTTGGTAACGATTTCCAATCTCGCAAACATAGTATTTATAAGGGTTTGTGAGATTGGAAATTTTCATTTTTATGTATTTATTCTTCTTTTTCTTTATTCCATTCATTTAATAGAGTAGTAACTTCATTATATTGCTCATTAGTGATACCGTTAAATAAATTTTTAATTTCTAATAATTTATCATATTCATTTTGTGTAATAATAATTGTTCCTTTCCTTTGAAAATCTCTGCATTTATGTAAACAATAATTTTCTTTACAATTATCATTACTTGTTTTTTCGCAATAACCTTCACATAATTCAGCATTAAATTGTTTTATACAATTAGCACAACAATCAATTTTATCAGGATCAAATTTATCCATATTTAATTTACTCCTTTTATATTAATTATTTACTATAAAACAATTATAGCAAAAACTATTAATCCTACTCCTACTAAACACAACGATTGAACACTAAATCTATAATTCCAGTTGTTTTGATTATGGCACTTGTCACAAGGAAATTTTTCTTTTGATGTATTATGACTTATGCAAGTATAACATGATTTTTTAATCATAATATAATCCTCCTATGTATTAATTTTATTCTCCTTTTAATTTAAAATTATCTTCTTCTAAGTATGAATACTCAATCAAAAATTCCTTCAATATTGTTCTCACATTTTCAATATTATCAAATCTTCCTGCATCAAAAACAGGTATTTTATATTCCTTTGCTATTCTAATTGTCTGACCAGTTCCACCTTTCCCTTTACCTTTTTCAGTCCAACATATTATGAATTTAGAAGGAGTATTTAAGTCCCATCCTAAAACCTGGTGACTATTACGAGATTGGAGTTTTTGAGCACCTTGTTTTAAATTATGCCAATAAGGATGAAATCTCTTTGCTATTTCAAATGCCTTTTCGTCACTAACAATCAATTTAGAATCTGAACCTTCAAAATTTCTCCAAGGTAAAAATATTTCTTTTTTACCTTTTACTTTATCTGCACCACGTTCAAATGCCTGATCTGCTCCTCCTGCACCACCAGATCGCAATATAAAATTCTTTTTTGCTAAAAAATATCCTACCTTTTCAAATAGTTTTAATATTTCTGTAGGTGTTTCTCTTGAGCCAATTCCTGCATAATAATTTGAGTTTGTAATTATTCCTCCTTTTATACATCATGACAAACGTAACTTTTGTTTAAATTTTAATTTTATTAAATTCTTTTTCAAATAAATTATTTATCTTTTTTTGCATTTTAGGATTTTTAAATATCAATAAATCAAAAAAATTTTGCATTACATCAGTTTGTGCATTTTTTCATATAATCCTGCTTGTGATTCTGCTTGTATTTGTATTTTTTCTATTTCGTTTTGACACAATTTTTTTACTTTTTCTAGTTCAGTATTATTTAATTCAGATTGTTTTCTAAGTTCAATTTTACTTTTATAAGTTGCACCAATAAAAGAAAGTAATGCAGTTAAAACAGGCACACCAAAACTAATTGAAATATTTTCCATAATTTATCTCCTTTCGATGTTGGTCATCGCCCTAATTTTCTTATTTTTATGTTATTTATTTACATAATTTTAAATCATGATAAATCATTCATTTGTATTTAATTTTCTTCTTTCCAATCATGATATGGATTAAGATTTTTACTCATTTCCCAATTCATATGATTTTTTCTTGCTACTTCAACTGCTTCATAATTATTATTATTTACACCACTAGCACCTTCTGTAACTATAAAAAATGGTAAATCATATTTATTTGCTATTTCTCTTACTTCCTCTACAAATTTTCTTGCTTTTAACAATATAAAATACTCCTTTACAGAACTATCTTTTATTAAAACTTAATAATTCATTTTCTAACCATAGAACATAAGTCAATTCTGAACCACTTTCTTTATACTTATTAAACAATTCTATTTTGCTATTATCAATTAGTTTAAAATTATAAATATCACTATTTACATCTTCCCATATTTCATATTCAGTTTCTCCATATGTTGCATCTAATTCTGACCATTTTAAATCATATAAACCAGTTTTATTATTTAACCATATAGGTTTTTCAATATATTTATTATATTCTGAAAAATCTCTTTCCTCTGTTTTAAATACAATACAATCAATATCATCTTTAGATGCACTAATTATATATGCTCTCATGCCTTCTTCGTATCTCATTTCACAATCTTCAATACACTTATTAAATTCTACTGGTAATACTTTACCTGAATTAACTAATTCCATTATATCATTTGTTTTCATATTAATTATCTCCTTTTTAATGTATTTTTCATTTCACTTAACTATTATATTACCATTCTATTACTCTCTTGTCAACACTTTATATCATAATCAATCTCATATTTGATCACAATATTCGATCTTGTAAACCCTTGATTTATAAGGGTTTTAAAACTCATAATCTCTAAAAATCAGTAAAATTTAATAAAATTAATGAAATTTAGAGATTATGAGAAAATTTAATTAGATATAATTAGATATACTTAGATAAATTATTTATCCTTCTTTGCTTTACCTACACCTGATGCAAATTTACTAGCATTATTTTTCATATTTGTCATATCATTAAGCAAAAAAGTCATTGCTTGTTCTGGAGTGAAACCAACTTCAACATATGCATCGAATTGATTCTTTTTAACTTTTGCCATTGTTGCAAATATTTCTTTATTGTCTGCATAGTCTTTATAAATTTCTAATAATTCTCCACCAACAGCATAGACTAATGGTTTATATTTGTCTACCTGCGTCTTGATTAAAACTTTAAATACTTCTTGATTCTCTCCTAATTACTCCAACATTGCTAATAATTCTTCCATAATAACATTTCTCCTTTTCATTTTTAATTTTTATATTTATTTTACTTGCCAAAACATTCTAAAATAACATCAATATTTTCTTCAATAATCTTAACAATTTCACCTAATTCACTTAACATACTACTTGTTAAATGGTTATTTATACATTCAGTATCAACATAAGCATATTTCTCTTCAGTATTAATACCTACTGCAATTTCAACATCATAAATATGAAAAAATATTTCATTAGGAGGATAGATGTTAAGAGTTAATTTACTACCTTCTTCATCTCCTATGATGTTTAGTATTTGTTTAATTACATTTTGCAAATTATATTCTCCTTAATCACATTCTTTTTCAATTTCAATAATATTATCTTTCAAATAATTGCTTAAATTTTTATATCCTAAATCATTATACTCCATTCCGAAACCTCTAAATTTAACTATACTTGCTTTTAATTCATCTGTATCAGGATTCCATGTAATTGCCATTCCGAATAAATGTAGAATAGAATTAACAAACCACAATGCACCTGATTCTCTGAATTCTTTACCTGTAATTTCTTTTACATATTTTCCTTCTTTAAAATCTCTTTCTATTTGCATATTATTTCTCCTTCTTATATTAATTCATAATCATTTTCAAATTTACTTGATTTACATGTGTACTTCTTATTATCTTCAATAACAATATAATCATCTTTAGAAACATACACTTTACCTTCTAAGGTATTAATATATGGTATTTTATTACCTGGAAAATACATGTCTCTATGTTCATAATCAAAACCGTCTTCTAATCCTTCACTGTATATTCCTGCGTAAACTATTGAATTTGATGTTTTATTTCTGTATTTTAAAAACATAATTATACTCCTTTACTATTTATAATTTATTTTACATCTAAAACTGTAACAGTAGGTTTAATATCATTAGAATACGGTACTAATTCATTTCTAATTGTATCTGTGATTCGTGTGAGAATTTCAAGTATATTCTCTGCATCACTAGAAAATTCTATTTTATATTCATATTTTGGCATGTTATTATTCTCCTTTTCCTTCAAATTCTTGTTTTAATTTTAAATATTGCTCTAACTTTGCCTTTTTCTGATATTCTTCTTGCCTTATATTATCTTCTCTTAACTTTTTATTATGTTCATCAATCAATTCATCATATTCTTCTTTAGTAAACACATTATATTTAATTAAATCTTCATAAAGATATGGTCTAACTTTTTTACAATTTAGGATATAATATTTAGTGTTTGTTTTACTATAAACGGTAATTTCTGAATCATTATCATCTGAGTATTGTGTTACAGTTAGAATACCACCATCAGTAGTTGCAATTAGAATTCTTTCTGCAAATCTATTCATACTAACACAAGCAATAGTTTTACCAATTAATTCTTCTTTATTTTCAACAAAATACATAATTATTCTCCTTTTTTAATTAATTTTAAATATTTACATGTGGTGCATCTATATAAAATTTCATTCCTTCTTCAGTGTTTAAATATTTCTCTGCTTTTCTAATGTCACTTATTCTATTAATAATACCTTTTTCTTTTAATGGATTTATATTAATGATTTTACATCCAATTTTTTGTTTGCCTTCGTATTCATGACATTCAAATACTTTAAGTGAACCAAAACTACCAGTGAATTCTACTTTAATTTGCAATAAAATTCTCCTTTCTAAAATCATCACCAAATTTGACTTTTATCATGATATTAATACTAGATATAGTGTATTATTTTTATTTTAACACTATATCTAGTATATCTGTCACTATCTAGATACTATCTCCTATTATATTATTACAATTTTAGATTTACGCAACAACCAAGTTCCATTATTTAAATTATCATAAACAATTTTTTCTGTATAATCATTATTATATGTAATTCCATTATCAATAGCAGTTAATAAATATTTATCTTTATCTGAATTTTTTGAAATAATATAATGACTTTTGCGATCACAGTGAGTTATAATAAATGGTATTTCTGGTATTTCTATTTTTTGTTCATTATTATCTTCTATTTTAATTTTATACATATTATATCTCCTTTTCTCCTTTTTATATATTAAACTAAATCACTCTGTTTAATCTTTTTAACTTCATCAATATAACCTGTTCCATTACAATTCGGACATAATTGCATTGGTTTATTTATAATCTCAATTAAATTACTTAAAAATTCATCAATTTTATTTTTTAATTCTAATTCATTATCTGCGTTAATTGGTTGAATAACAGTATAATCTCTATATCTTGATTGTTTATGTGTCATCTCAAATATTTCTACTTCTTTAAATGTTTTTGTACTATACTGAATTTTATTTCTTTCTTTTTTAGTTCTTGCAAATATATTTGTATATGATACTGTTTTTGGTTCTAATAATGGAATTATCTTTTTAACTGTAAAACAAAAATCATAATCTGAAGTTATTTTTGCTACCTTAGTATCTATATTATCTTTAATATGCTGTCTTACTAAAGAATATAGATTTTGTGAAGATATTGAACATGGCCTCGTATGTAACATTACTTCTGGGAATATAATTTTATCAAACAATTGATGTTTAATATCTGTATTGGTTATATTAAATTTTTTATCAGAAAAAGATTCTTTTTTAATTGCTTTATAATTTATCACTGGAGGCAATTCAAAATTATCTACTTCCATTACTATTTGAATATCACATTCAACATCAACTAAAATTGGTTCTTGTTCATCTTTTTTATATGAATACAAAGAAAATATACCTTCGTCATATTTGTCATAATCTTCTTCTTTAATAACTAATGGTAGTTTTTCTGAAGTTAAATCCTTATCTTTTAATTCATATCTGCGATTAATAGAAGGTGGTGTTTGCATTTGTTGAATAGATAAAGGATATTGTTTAATCTTTAGCCAATTAGGATAAAATGTATATTCTGGTTTTTCTCCATCAAAGAATAAATCTTTTAATCTACTTTTATGATAATTATAATCATAACCACTTATTGCTATACAATCTGTAATAAAACATCCTATATTTGTTTTAACCATGTGTATGTTTAACATATTTTTTCCTTTCTATACCACTTTACTTTCAATAGTATCAACTTGATAAACCCTTAACTTACATTTTTCACAAACTTTAAGTTGCTTAACGATCTCTGTACCTTCTGATAATTTTACATTACCTTCATTATCCTTATTTCGATATGTAACATAACGTGTTTCGATAACAATATTATTAGGTTTACTTCCTGCATCTTGTGCTTTTCCACATACTTGACATTTAAAACTCATAATTATAATCTCCTTTTATATGTATTTTTATATTTATAACATAAATAATTTAATCGTTCTCAACTAAAACATAAGACATTTTTCTTTGATATTTTTCTTCGACTTTAATCCCATATTCAATTTTATGAATCTCAAAATCTTCTATATCTATACCATGTTCATTTTCAATTGCTTCTTGTGCGTCCTCAATATCATTGTAAACATATGGCAATTCATATTCATCACAAGAAGAAAAATATTCATCTACATATACTTCATTTTCTGTATTGAAAAAAGCATAACCTTTAACAGTATTTACTGTGCTTTCATTATTTAATGTATTTTTAGATTTTTTCATAATCTAATCTCCTTTTTATTTTATTATTTTTATTATTTTATTTTAGTCTCATAACCATACCATTTTTTAATTCACATCCACATTTAAAGCAATTCTTAGGTTTGCCTAAAAATGAATAATCTTCTGTAAATATTTCAGAATAAACTAAATTTCTACAATGACAACAAATTATATTTGACACACTATAATTATAAAATATTGAGGGTATATTTACCTTTATTATAAAATTTATATAATCTAGTATCATTTTATAATTCTCCTTACAAAATCATGATCAAAGAAAGGTTTTATTACATTATTTTCCATAATTACTCTTCAATAATTTGAATCTTACTAACAGTTTTTTGCGAAAATCCAGCACCTAACATAAAATGTTTAAATTCATCAACTAAAAATTCTAAATAACTTCCATGTTCCAATACTGCATCTGTAAATGTTTTAGTTAATCTTGATTCCTGACCGAATTCATCTGTAAAAGCAAAATCAATTTTTAACATTTGTTCGTTTTCATTCTCCATGTCGATCATATGTATTTTCTCCTTTGTATATTTTATTTATTTATTTAACTATTGTTAGTATACAATTATATTTATATTTTGTCAAGAACTATTTTTCAATTAATTAATCAATTTAATTTATTCTAATACAAATCTCTTGACAACAATTCTAATAAATTTTTCGCATCATCAATCATCTCTATGCCTTTAATTGGTTCTAAAATTTCTTTAATTGCATTAACTCTATTTCTAATTTCATTTAATATATTTATTGCCTCGTCTTTCGTTGTATATACAAAATCATATTCTATTGTTTCTTGTGAAGTATACAAATTATTGTTTAAATCATTCCTATATCCCATAAAATTTCACCTCCTTCAATATTTAAATAAAATAGATGTTTTATTAACTTTTATCTCTTTCCCAAATTAATTCCCATCCACAACTTTCATAAAATATATCATAAGGATGGTTAGGTTTATATACTTTCACAATATTACTTAAACCATATTTATTATTACTTAAATCATCATCAAAATAATCTAGGTCATCCCATATAAAATTTAACTTTGGATTAATTAATACATTTACTGTTTGATTATTTTTATAATTATGTTCTACATTTAATAATACAATATACTCATCTTTATTTTCTAATATTATTTTCATACCAGTTCTTAAATCTAACTTTTTCATTATATTAATAATCCTCCTTTTATTTTTAATCATATTCCCAATATACTACATATTTTCATTGTGGCATCTTCAACATTTAAACTATGTAACTTTTTATGTTTTTTAAGTTTCTGTATACTCTTATGTAGGCTTTCATCTTGCTTCATTTCTGTTAAAATATTTCTTGCATTTTTATTTTCTTTTAGACTCCTATAGTGCTTTCTAAATTTTGTATTATATTTAATATTGCTAAAAATCTCAATCTTCCTCCTTTTATATTATTATATTATTAATCTATTTCTATTAATTCTAACCATTCTACTTTAATTCTTTTAGGTTTCCAATTATAAACCTTATCACCATTTTCATCTTTAACTTTTACTGCCCATATCCATTCTTCGTCAATATCATATCTAACCTTACTCCATACACAACCTTTCTTATCTTTATATTGCATATAGTATCACCTCAATTTTAAATTAACTTTCATTTGCTTGGTGTTTTAACTTTTTAGCATATTTTTCTAATGATATTTTAATTCTTATCATAATATTGATTCTCTCATTGTAATCTGTAGTATCATCATACCAAAACAATGAACGATTTTGCTGTTCTTGTTCTAATTTAATTTGCTCAACTAACCATTTAACACAATCCTTTACACCTTCTGATTTATAAAGTAATTCTCTATTCATAGTTTCACCTACCTTATATCACCTTTTCTAATCCTTCTTGCTAACTCTTCAAGCAAATCTTCATTGCTAACTTTAGTAATATCAAATTGGTCTACAAATTCATCTACTTCAATTTCTTCATCTTCTATTTTTTCTGTTTCTATAAATTCTAGATACTTTTCATACAATCTAAATTCTTCTTTACCCATCCATTTAATCCATCTACCACAACTAGAACAATAAAGTCCTGTTTGAATACCATTGTTTATTTTAGTATTCTGTTTTGTATGAAATTCTTCAAAACCGCATACACATTTATATTCATTTTTTAATTTCATGCTATTAATTTCTCCTCATTTTAAATATAATTATTTAACTTAGAATTAATAAATTCTATTTCATTATCTATAATTTTGTTAATTTGATTTATTGCAAAATTAGGCATATTAACTTTAAATTCAATACTATGATTATAAGAAACTTCTATATTTATTTTTCTACAATTAATAGATAAACTTTTTATTTTTATTAAGTGTTCTTTTTGATCTATTAAATAATTATATTCCTTTAATATTTCTTTTGCTGCATTTCCTTGTTCTACTTTATCTTTTAATTCTTTAATTTTTGTTTCACTTAACATAATTAATTTCCTCCTTGTTAAATTATAACAAATTGCAAATTTCATTCAAATATTCGTTTTTCTAAACCCTTGATTTATAAGGGTTTAGAGGGTATGCCATTTTTAGTTTTATTCATTTTTATATGATTCAACGCAATTTTTCAATATTTCTTTAAATTCATCTAAATTAATATTCTGATTCATATAACTGTCCCTTAAAAAATATTTATAGCACATAATTTGAAATCCTGTAGGCTTATATAAGAAATTAGGTTGAATTAATCTACAATTATTTTTGTGTTCTTTGTCTTTTACCCACTCTTCAAAACTTTCATCTAATCCACAAGTACAATGTACTGCACAACCATTTGGAAAAGAAAGATTGAACATTTTACAATATTTTTTTCTTATTTTATTTTCTATTTTATCACATATCTTATAATCTAATTCTTTAGGAGAATCCAAATGACCATATCTATTAATCTTCCATCCTTTTTCTATCAAATCTTTCTCAATCAATTTCTGATAGCAATTATCTTTATGTACTTTACCTTCCCACCATTTATCAATCATATCTTCTAAACCACATGTACATTCACTATCCCAATCATAAGGCATTAATTTAAATGTATCATTTTTCATATCCTCTTTCACCATTCACACATCCATAAGCATCTGCATTAATTTCATATATAAAATTATTAAAAAATACATTACTCCAAGATTCTCTATCAATAGGATAATTACCTCTTGAATGTCCAAAAATTGCATTTCCTAATTCCATAATTTTTATTCCTCCTTTATATTTACTTTATTTATTAATTCTAAAATCAGTATAATTAATTTTATATTTTACTTCAACATTATCATTATAATCTTGAATTATTCTTTTAATACTATCAAGAATATTATTATAACTAGAATCATTTTGACTACCATTATAAAGTATATTACTAAGTCCTTGCATTGTATTTTTGAGATAATTAAATGCTGACATTATATCTTCTCCTTTTAATTGTATTTTAATATTATTTTATTAATCTATCAATTCACAAACAGTATCATTATCACCATAATAATATTTGTTTACCTTTGATGAATGTAATTTATTACAATAATAACAATGCCAATAACCAAAATATTTTAATACTCTATATTTCTTACCATAAGGATGATATTTGAATAAA